CTAGTTCATCAGGAACTGGTGGAGGCAGTGCAACATTCAATGGATCAGCTTATAGATTTACACTTAGTAATGCAGGCACAGTTGCCGAGCAACATCTTGTTAGCATCAATGGAGTCATTCAGAAACCTAATAGCGGAACCAGTCAACCCAGTGAAGGCTTTGCTATTGACGGTGCTGACATCATATTTTCTGCCGCTCCTTCTAATGGTGCTGATTTCTTCATCGTTACGATCGGGTCAACAGTAAATATAAATACCCCAAGTGCAGGCTCTGTATCTACATCAACTATTGCTAGTGGTGCAGTTACAACAGCAAAGATTGCAGATGGAGCAGTTACAACAGCAAAGATTGCGGATGACGCAGTGACTGCTGCAAAGCTCGCTAACACGTCTGTAACTGCTGGTAGTTACGGTACAGCCTCAGCTATCCCAGCGATTACTGTAGACGCTCAGGGACGTATTACAGCAGCTTCTACGAACGCCGTGTCCATACCTCCCGCAGTTGGTGGTAGTAATGGTGTTGACTTTAACGACAACGTAAAAGCTAGATTTGGTACAGGTAATGATTTAGAGCTATATCACGATAGTTCTGATTCAATAATTAAAAATAATACTGGTGGCTTGTATGTAGATGGTAATGGTGTTAATGGTACTTATATACGAGCAAAAACTGGTGAAAATAGTATAGTAGCTTCTCCTGACGGAGCAGTGTCTTTATTTTTTGACAACAGTAAAAAGATTGAGACAACTTCAACAGGTGTTACCGTAACAGGTACAGTAGCTGCAACAGCTTACACAGGTGATGGTAGTAGTCTTACAGGTGTAGCGTCAACAGTAGCTGACGGATGTATCTATGAAAACTCACAGACTATATCTAACAACTACACAATATCCACAAACAAAAATGCTATGAGTGCAGGGCCGATCACGGTAGCAAGTGGTGCAACACTAACAATACCTTCGGGTAGTACATATACAATAGTTTAATATGGCAATACAAATAAATGGTAATGGTACTATCACAGGTATTTCTGTTGGTGGTTTACCAGACGGTATAGTAGATACTGATATGATAGCTGCTAATGCAGTAACAAATGCTAAGTCTAATCTTACAACAGGTAAAATTTTACAGGTTGTAGGCACAGAAATGACTGGTACAGAAACAATATCTATGACTACCACATACGCAAACGATACATCTCGAATTTATTACATAACAGGATTAGATACAACTCTTACAACAACGGCAGCTAATTCAAAAATTTTATTTAGTGCAAGTGTAAATGGAGAACCAGATCAACAAGATGTAAGGTTTGGATTTATAATTAGTTCGGAGGTTGGTGGTACAGCTGTTCCTAGACTTTTTGTAGGTGCTGATGCTTACGCAAGTGGTTCATATGGTGGCCGTCCGAGTATCACACAAAAAGTTACTTGCGGGCCTTTAAATACAAGTGGTGCTGTTGGATCTGCTACTGGTGATATGTTTACAGCTACAAATAATTTTCCTAATTTTTTATATTCACCAAATGCTGCCGCTGGGACAGCGATTAAAATGAGAGTAGGATGTGTTTGTACAGAAAATGATGGTAGAAAATTCTATGTTAACAGAACTGTGACAGATACTAACGGTTATCAATACGTAAGATTATGTAGCACTATGACTTTAATGGAGGTAGCAGCGTGACAATAAAATTAAATGGTTCAACAGCCGGTTCAGTCGCTTTAGACGCACCGGCTCAAACAACAGGTAACGCTGACATAACATTTAAGTTGCCTGTAGCTGACGGTAGTGCAGGGCAAGTCCTCAAAACAGATGGTTCTGGTAACTTAAGTTGGGTTGATAACCCTGCTCCTGATTATGTAAAATTACAACATGCTTCAAGTGCAGGCAATACAAGTCAATATTTAGTTTTTAATAATCTTGATGTTGCTACTTATAAATATTTTGATTTTATTATTTCTTATGTGCCTGCAACAGATGGCTCATATGCACGATTTAGATTTAGAACAGGTACAGGAAGTGCAACCTCTGGATCAGACGTAATTAGTGCTTCTAATTATGGTTATTCATATACACAGCATTGGGGTACAAATAACTTTGGTGAAGAAGCACGAACGGGTCAAGGAGAGCTACAGCTTACTAACGCCGTTGGAAGTAACAATGACGATGGTGAAGGTATGTCATTTAATATGAGAATCAATTTTGCTAACTCTAACGATACCCACGCAGCTAATTTACAAAATTTTATAACTTACCAATACGCTGGAAAAGATACAAGCAATAATATTAATCAAGGATCTGGAAGAGGTGCATTTCACGGAGGTTCAACATATCCAACTGGTTTTATGTTTTACACGAATACTGGTAATATCATGGCTTACACTTATACACTTTATGGGATGAAGAGATGAGTAAAATACAAACAAACCAACTACAACACACTGCAAATGGTGCGTCTGTATTTACACTACCTACATCAGATGGTACTAATGGTCAAGCATTAAAAACTAATGGGTCAGGCACTTTAAGTTTTGGTACTGCTGGTAATCCAAGCAGTATACAAGTACTAGAACAATTTTATGGTGTAGCTGATGGCTCTTCCTTTACAACAAATCAAGGATCAATTACACTTACAGACGTAACATCGGTTTTAAACTTAACTACAAGTTTCCAAGATTTAACGGGATCTAGTATTACTTATACTCCTCCAAGCGGAACATCACACGTTATTTATGAAGTACAGTTTGGTTTACGATCTGATAATAATGATGCGATCTTAGGTGGACATATGATGCTTGACGGTAATATAATTTTAGATTCTAGGTTTGGTTTGAGAGGAGGTATAAACTATACTGATATGTTATATACATTTAAATATGGTATTAACATAGGAGGTAGCACAAGTACTACTACCGGAAGATTAGCAAGCTGGACATCAGGTAAAGTTATTAAACTTCAACTTAATGAACATAGTAGCAGTTATCAATGGAGAGCTAATATCTTAGGTAACTATGGTGCTGCTGGTGCAATCAATGCTACTATGAGACCAAGAGTAGGAATTACAGCAATAGGTACACTATAATGGCATTAACACAAGTAAGCGGTGGCGGCATTAAAGACGGCCAGATATCAGCAGCTGACTTAGCAGACGGTGCTATTTCATCTGCAAAATTTGATACTACAGCTCTTGATACTACTTATACGTTAGGAGCAGACGGTAGTAACCACTATACATTTACAGGAGAGGGCTTGACCGGGGCGGTCAATGACCCTACCTTGTATTTAGCACGTGGTAAAACATACAGATTCGTAAACGGTAACTCTGCTGGAGCACATCCGTTTCGTATACAAACAACAGTCAACGGCTCGGCTGGTACAGAGTACAATACAGGAGTCACAAATAACGGAGGAGCTGGTGGGTCTACAATAATATTTGAAGTACCACATGCAGCTCCAGACGTGCTATACTACCAA